TATGGGCCTCTGTTCTGGCCCTTTTCGGGATGACAGATTTCGCCAAAGAAAACGGCAAAAATGTGTTGACCGCTGAACAGAAAACAAAACTCACCGAAACATTCGGTGAAGCGTTCGTCACAAAACTACTTGATACATTCGAGGCCAATGCTGACGAAGATCTTGACCCTAACGCCTCGGCCATTGCTGACCTGACGGCGAAACTCTCATTATCCGAAAAGGCAAAGCTGAAAGCGGAACAGGAAAAAGCTGATCTGGCTAAAGCAAAGTCAGATCTGGAAGCCGAAAAGGCACAATTGTCCACTGATCTTAAATCCCAAAAGGATATGATTACCATTTTAAGTGCCAAACCTGAGGATGATCCTAAAGGCGTTACTGTTCCCGGAGCCGATCCAAATGCATGGGATGATAAAAACCCACACTTCCTGGGTGGAGTTGATCAACCATTTATGGCTATTGACAACAAACACGGTTACAACAAACGTGCTTACAGCGCCATTATGTTCAGCAAATATGGAATTGAGATTCCGGTTGCTGCCGCCACTACCCTCGATTACGAATCGTTGAAAACTGACCTTGGCGCTTACTACCAGGTACGTAAACAAAATCAGATTCAGTCGTTCCTTACCAAATTATCATCTGTTGAAAAAATCTTTAACCTGGAATCAGGTTACCAGGATCAGGCTGTTCTGGTAAATCTTTTCATGAACGAAGATTTTACCCAGGCTGATAACACCAGCAGCGATTTCGATAATGTTCTCAAAGGTGGGTACAAATTTGAACCTGAAGTGATCACCATGTATGACGTGATGTTCGCTACCAAGCTGAAGGACCTGAAGAAGTTGGAAAAAACATGGATCGGCGACCTGAACAAAGAAGGATCAAACACCATGAAGTGGAGTTTCATCCAGTATTTGTTGGTAAAAACCGGTGAAAAAATTCACAACGAACGCGAAATCCGCCGTATCAACGGAATCAGGGTTAATCCTACCGTTAACGTAGCCGGTACGTCACTTGGAGCCAGCAACGGATACCGTAAGTTTTTGAAAAATCAGATTGATTTATTCAAAATACGTCCGTTTACACTCGGCGATCTAAACGAAACCAATATCAGCGATTACGTTCGCCGTGGTACTGCTTTGGTTCCTGAAGTATTGCGCGATTCGGGCAATATAGTACTTTACATGAGTTCATCTCTGGTTACGGCTTATCACCGCAACAACGAAACTCTATACGGAGTGAATCAGGATTACAAAGCGAACATTATGGAAGTGAAGGAATATCCTTCTGTAAAAATCGAAGTTGTACCTAACCTGAACGAATCACAACGTTTGGTTTGGACCCTGAAAGGCAATATCGTACTGCTGGAAGATAAGACAGGCGAAATGTATGATTTCCAGCTGGAGCAGCAGGACTGGAGTCTGAAAATCTGGAGCAACTGGAAAGAATCGTTGTGGGCTTATATGGTTGGCAAGAAGTTCGCTTCGCTGGCTGATATCCCAAGCGATTACAGCACTCAGATGATTTTCACCAACGACCTGGATTACCCGGTTGATTATTACGTTCCGATGGCTGATGGAGATACAACTCCTTCCGTTTCGCGTCATTCGTCCCTGGTATCTGTAGCCAACACCGCTGCAACTGCCATTACCGCAATTGATGATGTTGCTGTTGGTCAGGAAGTACGCCTCAAATGCGGAAACGCTACCAATGCTCCAAGCATTGCAGTTGCAGGCGTATTCTCACTGCTTACCGCTCCATGGGCACCGGCAGTAAATGATGTGCTGATCCTGAAGAAACGTTCGGACGGTAAATTCATCGAGTTGGCCCGCCTTACCGCTTCCAGTTCACTGATTGGATTCGCAGCTGATGACGTTACTCCATCCGTTTTGGGTGGTTCCGATTTTGTAACCAACGCCAATACCGCTGCCACAGCTATCACCACACTGGATGATGCTGTTGCCAATAAGGTTTACACTATTTACGGAGCAGGAATAGCACCAAATGCAAGCACTATCGCAAACGCAGGTAACTTCGTACTTACCGCTGCCGTAGCCCTGATTGCAGGGGTATGGATTTCACTTCAGAAATCAGCAGTCGACGGTAAATTCTACGAAATAAGCCGCGGGTAATCAATCTGAGCAAGGGTACCGGGGAAACCTGGTACCTGCGCTTTTTAAAATCTCAAATACTTTTAAAAAATGTACACAAACGTAAGTGTAGCCAAACCGGGTAAAAATGCCGGAACAGGCGGAAACAAAAAAGATAAGATTACTCTCTTCGATTGGGATGAGGTTTTAACTCCTCCTGCCCGTGATTCGAAAGGTGTGGTTATTAATGACAATGTCATTATGAAACCAGGCTGTTTCATGATTACAGTTTATGGAACTCTTCACACCATTGACAATGGATATAAGGAAGAGGGTGATCCTGACAAAGAAGGATACATGCAAAGTGTAAAATTCGAGCATCCTGGTGACAGTGTCGAAATTCTTGAATTCGATACAAACTGGCAGAGTCGAAATATTGGTATCATCACTGAAAAATGTTCATCAAGCATTAAGAAACTTTATGGATCGCCTTGTGCTCCTTTGCATAAAGTTGCAGAAGCTACCGACAATAAAGATTCAAACCACACTATGTTTACTTTTTCCAGTACGCAAAGAGGTCCTATTGTTGCTATTTACAACGGCACAATGACCTATGATACCGTTAAAGGAACTATCGCTGCCGATGCCGTTACCGTGGATGTAGCCGCTGGAGAAGGACAATACCAGCTTACAACCGGTACAGTCGTTTCTGTAGCTCTCACGGGGTTAACTAACCCGGTTGAAGCTGCTGTTTATACCTTGCTTGGATCTGGTGGCGGATTCCCGAGTACAATTGCAGCTGCAGGAAACTGGTTGCTGAAAAGTGGAACCGCATGGACAGCCATCGCGGGATCAAGCATTACATTCAAGGCTTTCAAAGATGGTGGTGCCACATTCAAATTCCTCGAAATCTCCCGGACCTAGTCCTTATTTGTTTAATTGTTTATTGCGAAAAATCCTGCTCCAACAGGATTTTTTGTTTTCCGGGCTGTCCTTTCAGGATAAACCATGCAATTGCACCTTTGTAAGAAAATAGCAACATGAAAAACTTAATTTTAAATTACCTGAAAACAGACCGTTCGTACGAATCCGGGGTAAAAATTTTCCAGCAGTTACCTAATGCGTCAATGGGTTTTAAAGGTACGCTGAATCGTCAGTATTATACGCCGTACCTTCACCAGATGCTGCTTGATCAATTGAGCTTACTTGCCGGCATATCACCTGAAGAATTAAAAGATATCCTTTCGCACCCGGTTACACTGGTTGCAAAAACGGAAATACTTCCGGATCAGCCTGCAAGCGACACCGATCACGAAGTAACTCCTGAAGAAAAAGCAGCGTTTATCACTGAGATTCCGGATCAGGTCCGCAAAGCTATTCGCTTGCGCGACGAATACCCGTTCCTGGCTTCGCCTGACTGTCCGAATGAACTCAAGATCCTGGTTCACGACATGATTACCGCTTACGGCAGTTATGTTGATGGACATAAACGCCTTTTCGAAGCTACAACCGGCGAAGAACTGCAGGAAATTGCTGCCGGTGTTGTTGAAAATTACATCGAGAACCATGAAATATGGGACGAGCTTAACCATTACAAAACAGCAGGCGAATTACTTGGTAAACATGCCATTTTCGCACAGTCCGCACGCATTGCCGAAATAAAAGCAATGCCACTTGCTGACCAGGTGAAGCTGCAGAAAAACCTGATGAATAACCGGGCACGAACATTGAAAACCATTGCTGACAATCCGGATCACAAAAACACTGCCGAACGAAAAGCCAATGTTGCAAAGTTCGAATTTGAATTAACAATCGTAAACCCGTTGCTTGGATTGGATGCGTGAACTATTCAACCTCAATGAACTTAAACCCAAAACCAGTGTGGAAGATCAAAACTCTTCCATCCTGGTTGAACGGTTTTTAAAATCGCATGATTACAGGATCGACAGCATTAAACAATTGGCCGGACGGCTTCCGGAAGAAGGAGAAATATATTTCCTCTGGACTGTTAAAAGCTTCAACGCATTCACTTTTATTCCTTTCGTAATAAAACAAACCGGGAGCATCGACGAACTAACCATTTCAACTTACAGCATTTCAACCCGTATAGTTGATGCTTTAATGAAACTGATTGAACATGACAAGATCAAAAAAGTACATTTACTTATCAGCGACTCGCTGCAATACCGATTACCCAAAGTTCATGATTACCTGCAGGCGCTCACCCAGAACCGGGCAGAGATCAGCGTGTGTTATGGATGGAATCATTCTAAAATTGCCTTAATAAAGTCAGGATCCTTTTATCTTGCTGTTGAAGGATCCGGGAACTTCGGAGAAAACGCCCAGCACGAACAGTATATTTTTTATAACAATCCAAAAGTTTATGAATTCAGAAAATCAGAGATACTTGGAATTCATACTGATTCTAGTGCAAAAAGAACAACTGTAATTTAATTTTTTTGCACCATTGAGGTGCAAAATCCGTTCGCTTAATGATGCTCACAAATTATTTGATTTTTCGTTAACAAGTGTTTTCGGATAAGTATACAAGAAGCTTGAGTAACCTAATGATATAACAACCATGGAATTCACTCCGGAACAATTTGAAACTATTGAAAGTCTTGCCGGGATTAACTATACCATCAGGCAAATTGCTATGTATTTTGATATTTCGCCTCAACTGCTTTATAATGAATATGAAGATAAGGAATCAGATTTTACATATCACTTTGACAGAGGAGTACTTATAGCCAGCGCTGATGTGGATATGAAATTATTATCAGCTGCAAAGGATGGCAATCTAACAGCATCAGCCCAGTTTAAAAAAGCTCAACAGGAATCCAAAATAAATATACTTAAACATGAACTCTTCGGGCTTTGATGATACTTCGTATGAACAGCTGCAGCTGTGGATCGAATCCGGAAAGGTTAAAAATATCCCTCCGGAACTTGTTGAATATATGCAGGCGCTTGAGCTGGTCCGCAGCATGTATGATAAGTATGATTCGAAGAAATTCATAATAACTACGCTTACTCTCAAGCCCTGGTCTCTCACCGAATACCAGGCTAAAAAGATTTATACTGAATCCCTGAATTTTTTCTATGCCAATAACGACATAAAGCGCGAAGCCTGGGCAAACATTTACGCTGACAGGATGGATAAAGTTGCTTTACTTGCAATTGCACTTAATGATGTTAATGCTGCAAAAGATGCTTATGACAAAGCATTTAAATACAGGATGGGCGAAAAGTCAACCCAGATTATTCCACGGGAATTACTCGAGCGCCGACCAATATTCTACACACTCAAAGCAAAAGATGTTGGATTACCTGAAGCTAACCGGTCAAAGTTAGCTCAGTGGATTGATAGCCTTGACGACATTCCGGATGAGGATCGCTTACGTTTGCACCGGGACGGAATGACTGATAAAGCTACCGGCAATTTCTTGGGAGCGGAAATAGAAGATATACCTTTTTACGATGTCAAATAAACCAACTCCGGAAGAGGTTGAGTATCGTTACAGCAACTGGATTTCCGAAACCGTTGATGTTATCAAGCCTAAGAATCTGGGATTAGTCGGAGGCCGTGGAACTGCAAAAACGCAGGATCTTCTGGCGAAAAGAAGTATCGATATCATTTACAGTATGCCACGGGGAACATTTGCGTTCCTGGCAGATACATACGTTAATGCCTTAACTAACATTATTCCGAACTTAATAACCGGTTGGGAACGTCAGGGTTTTTTAGAAGATTCTAAAGTTGATGGAATTCGCAAACCCGGTCACTTCGTAACTGATGTTGAACCGCCTTTCGACTTCGACCGGCCATTCACCAGGGCAGAGGTTTATAAACATACTATTTCCACATTTAACGGATGCTTGTTTATGATCAAGAGCCTCGACCGGCCTAGTTCGAATGCCGGTATATCAACCGTTCATAATTTTGGTGATGAAGTTAAGTTCGCAGCTGAAGTAAAGGTCAAAAAGAGCATCCCAACATTAAGGGGAGATTATTTGCTTTATAAAGATTCACCTTATTTCATGGGGCAGACTTACTTTACCGATATGCCTAACCCTGGCGATGGTGAACACGACTGGATCCTCCGGATGAAAAACAATATGGATATTGTCCGCATTATTGCTGCTTTTCACCAGGCATTAAAAGTAAATGAAATTGAATATGAGTTATACCAGGCACAGCAATCCAAGGCAAGCGAAAAGGTACTGAAAAATATTCAGATGCGCTTGGATCGGGAACGTGCGAGATTGCACAAGGTCCGCAAAAATTCTACTCTTTTTATTATTGTAAGTTCCCTGGCTAATATCGATATCTTAACTTTTGAATATCTGATCACAAATATCAACTCCCTGGAGTACGAAGAATTTAAAACCGCCATTCTGAGTATGAAAGCAAGTTTGGAGATTGGAGCACGTTTTTATGCGCAGTTTGGGGATAAGCATTTATATGATGATGGTTATAACTACGATTATTACGATCGCTTTGGTCTTCGAGACAATATAAGCCAAACAAGTGAAGGATTGAAGTATATACAGCATGATCAGCCTCTCGATGTGGGATTTGATGCCGGTAATATGATGAGCTTCTGTATTGGCCAGGAACAGGGAAATGATCTGAGGTGTCTGAAGGATCAGTTTACGTTAAGTCCGGACTGGATCCCTGAACTGGGTGAACAGTTTGTTAAATTCTTTGCTCCACATAAATGTAAGATAGTTAACTTATTGTATGACAGAGCTGCAAACAACTATCGTATAGCTAAGCAGGACTTTGCAAGCCAGGTGAAACATGCCATTGAGAACGATAAGCAGGGAAGGCCAAGTGGTTGGCGTGTAAACCTAATGAGCATAGGACAGGGTAATATAAGCATGGCTGAGGAGTATGATTTGGCTAATCAGATGATGGGTGAAAAGAATCCCAGGTTACCTCGTTTATTAATAGATAGATTTGAATGCCCCAGATTAGTTAGTAGTTTGAGGCTTGCCCCATTAAGTAAGGATAGTAAGGGCAATATTATTAAGATTAAAACCAGTGAAAAGGTTAAGGATATCAAGCGTCTGCCATTAGAGTCAACCAATATGAGCGATGCCTTTAAGTACTTTGTATGTCGTAAGAAGTACCTCAAGATAGCCAAGCAGAAGAAACACAGTACTGCTGGTATAACCTCTTAGTTTATTATTTGGGCGATGGCCGGGCTTTCCGCTCATATCTTTTGCTGGTAATAGCAAAAGGATAACC